AGAATTAAGTCCAGAAGTATTTTTTAGAGGAATTCCATTTGTTAATATTTATTTAAATGAAAGAATTTAAATTTCATATTCCTGTAGAAGGATTACTTACAATTCCAATTGTAGCAGAAGATGTAAAATCCGCTATAGAAATTCTTTTAGAAAAGAAAGAACAATTAGGAATTTGCCCTCTTGGAAAATTAGATTTAAAAATTGAAGATGCTTTAGTAATAGAAGCTAATCCTAAAACAATAAATTAATGAAAGTAAAAGTATATAATATTTCAAACAACGAACTGCCTAAGTACGAAACAAGTTCTGCGGCAGGAATGGATCTTAAGGCTAATATTGAAAAACCAATCACTCTTAATTCTTTAGAAAGAGTCCTTATTCCAACAGGACTTTATATTGCTTTACCTGACGGTACTGAGGCTCAGGTGCGTCCGCGAAGCGGGCTGGCTGCGAAGCACGGCATCAGCGTGCTGAATGCGCCCGGAACGATTGAATAAAAAATTTGTTTATATCTAAAGTATTTTGTATATTTACATTTTAATTTAAAATAATAAAATTATGAATACATTAAAATGTAAAAAAGTAGAAGTTGTTTGCGCAGAATGCGGAAAACACGAATTTGTTTCTCCAAGTAGAGAAAAAACATATTTATGTTGTAGTAGAGAATGTTTAGGAAAATATAATTCTAAACGATATGATAAAAAGATAACACTTATTTGTCCAATTTGTGGAACATCTTATGTTTGTAAACAAAGTAAAACAAATCATCACAAAACGTGTGGTTCTAAAACATGTCGATCACAATGATTAAGCCAAACACGTCAAGGTAAAAATAATGCGAATTATAAATCTGTCGATCAAATATTAAAGTCAACAAGAGTACTTGATAATGATAAGGATTTACACAAACATGTTGTAAAAGAACACTTTGGATTTTCTACATTAAAACAAATTCCTAAAGGGTATCACATTCATCATAAAGATGCAAATCATCACAATAATGATAAAACAAATTTAGTGATGTTGCCTGGAAACGTACATATGTTAATTCATAGATATTTTGGAAATGTTTTAATATCAGCGCTACATACAAACAAATTATCTCGTGAACAATTTTTTAGTTTTTGTTCAGATGAACAAAAACAATTTTATGAACAAATTATAGATTTAGATATAACGCGTCAAGTCGTTGTAAAACAGGGTGAATTGCTGGAAAATCCTGAAGAGGACAATCAGCAGCCAAACATTTATAGAAATATAATTGTAGGTTCAGAGACTAACAGTCGAGTCTTAGCGGATAATGCCGAAGACAGTAATACTGACACGAGTGCCCTGCCCGTTAATAACGGTGAAGATATAGTCCGAACTGCATGTATAACAAATGAAGATGCAGAACTAGAAGATAAAGAACTTCTAGGGTAACAAATTGAGACGCAGATTACAGAGGAGAGATAAAGGTAATTCTTGTGAATCTCTCTAACAATTCATTTGTAATTAATCCAGGTGAAAGAATTGCACAACTCGTTGTTGCAAAATACGAACAACTTACTTGGGATCCAGTAGAATCATTAGATGACCTTGGTGAAACAGATCGTGGTCAGGGTGGATTTGGATCAACAGGAAAGTAATGAAGGATGTTTTAATATCTCGTGATAGTAAAGGAAAAATCAGACAAGTAAACATATCTTGTACATGAAATGATATCCTTAAAGCGTTCGTAATAGAAAGAGAAACTGGACAATATCAAGGTAAATTAACAAAACAGCCGATAATTGAAATCAAAAAAGGTAAGGTTAAAAGAACTACAGAAGAACAAGCACAACTTGAATTTAATTCTCATGTAAAGAAATATAAAGACAAAGGCTATAAGAGTATTTCTGATTTTGGTTATACAAGTATTGATGATTTTGATGTAGAAAAAACCTTTCCAAAACAAGTTGTTGATCAAGCAGGTGTTGTAAAACCAATGCTTTGTAAAGTATTTGATCCAGACGATGCTAAAAACAAAAACAAAACGTGATATATTAGTAGAAAACTAGATGGAGTTCGTTGCATCCTTTATTATAAAGATGGAGAGGTGCGAACATCTAGTAGAGGTGGTCAAAACTATGATGTTGCAGCAACGTTTATACGACTAGATCCTTTCATAAATAAACTTTTTGAAGTTAATCCAGATCTTAAATTGGATGGCGAAATTTATAGACACGGTTGAACGTTAAATGTAGTAAGCGGATTGTGTAGATTAGAAACACTCGATCCTAAACACAAAGAATTATCTTTTAACTGTTACGATATCGTTGATGAGACAAAGAATTTTACTGACAGACTTAAGATTTTAACAGACATTTGATCTAAAGCACCGTATGATTCTAAGTTACAAATTGTAGAACATTGTTGTACAAAACTCGAAGATATTGATACATATCATGACAAATTTGTATCTGAAGGATATGAAGGTGCTGTAATTCGTGATGCAGACATGCCTTATAAATCAGGTGGTAGGGATCGTAGAATGCAAAAAATTAAAAAGTTTGTTGATAATGAATATGAAATTGTTGGATTGGTAGAAGGTCTTCGTGAAGAAGATATGTGTTTTCTTATGAAAACAAAAGAAGGATATGAATTTAAAGCCAAACCAATTGGAACAAGAGAAGACAAACAATATTACCGAAACAACATTAACGAAATGATTGGGAAAATGGCTACAGTCAAACATTTCGGCATGACAAATACAGAAAATCCAGTTCCTAACCTTCCTGTCTGAAAATGTTTGGTTCTAGAAAAAGACAGGTAAATTTGGAGGTTAATAAACTTTTCTATAAATTTGTAAAAAAATAATATGACACAAATTTATAGAAATTTAGAAATAATTGCGAATTTAAAAATATCCAGCTTTAAAACAAAGCCGGACAATAAAAAATACAAATTATGCACAATTTATGCAATTCGCAATAAGAAAAATGGAAAAGTTTATATAGGACAAACTTATAATTCACCATTGTTAAGATGATCAGATCACAAATCACAAGCATACACAAAAACAGAAAAAGGATATTTTCAAAAAGCAATTTGTAAATATTCTTGAGAAATGTTTGATAAATATGTAATTTGACAAGGAGAATGTAATATTTTAGATGCAAAATGAGTTTTAAATAGAAGAGAAATATTTTTTATTAAATTATTCAAATCAAATAATCCAGCGTTTGGATATAATTCTACAAATGGAGGAGATGGGACTGTTGGATGTAAAATGAGTTTAGAAAATAGAAAAAAACTTTCACTTCTTAAAAAAGGTATTGTTAATTGTAAATGATCAAAACCTGTATTACAATTTGATTTTAATTTTAATTTGATTAAAGAGTGACCATCAGCAGCAGAAGTAACGCGAATATTAAAAATTGATGCAAGACAAATTGCAGATTGTTGTAATTTAAAACAACACTCCTGTAATGGATTTTTATGATGCTGAAAACAAAATTACACAACTGATTATTTTATTAAAAATAATATAAAAGTTGGAGTTGTTAGTAATGACAAAATTGTTTTACAATTTGATTTATTTGGAAACTTACTAAAAGAATGGCCATCTTTAACAACTGCTTGAAAAGAATTAAAATTAGATGGTTCTGGTTTAAGTAAAAGTGTTTTGGGTAAATTTTTACATCAAAAAAGAAAACAAAATCAATGAATTTGAATTTTAAAATCAAACTATTCTAATACATTATTACAACAAAGACTTGCCATTTTACAAAATACCTGAGATATAAAAGATATATAATATGACAAAGAAAGAATTAGAAAACCTTATATGTAAATATAATAGTGCTGAATCAGATGTTATAGATATGAATGCCAGATTTGGGATTTGTATCTATAATTCTGAGGGTGAAAATTTTTATAACAAATATAATTATGTAATCTTCAAATTATTTGAATATATGTTCGGAGATGAAGGAAGGGAACTAATTGAAAAATATTTATTTGAAGTTACAAATTTGACTTTTGATGAACTTTGTGAAAAACTAAAAATCTATGAGTAAATTTATAGACTATTTAAATGAACAAATTAAAGTTCAAATGAAATTAGGTGATGCTAAAAATACATTGCTGTTACAGGGATATCGAAATCTTAAATCAGATTTTGAGTATCAAATATCGAAAAATCCTAAGCTTGATGAAATTGATTTATTAAAGAAACTTTATAAATCAAGGAAGGATAATATGGAAATTTATAAAGGCGTAAAAGAAGATCTTTTCAATCAAGAATTTACTGAAGCTGAAATTCTAGAGCCTTTTATTCCTATACCTCCATCAGAGCAAGAGGTTATAGATTATTTAACGTCATTACATCCAATTTCACGTTCAAAAATGAATTTTCCACAATATCAAAATGAATGTGTAGAAAAGTTTGGACAAAAAATTGATGCGCAAGTGATTTTTAAATTCATTAGAAATGACTATTAATATAGCCTAAAATCAATTCAAATTTATTTTCCTAGGAGATGTTCATCCGCAAAGAGATCTCGTCTCCTAGGTACCTTAAAATCAATTTTATGAAATTTATAAAAAGTAAAAATGCCAATGTAAATTATTTGGCAAAAATTGTAGAAATTACAAATTTTATTGCACATCCAAATCCGGAAGTTACTAGACTTAAAATGTGTCTTGTAGATGGTTATAATATAATTGTTGGAATTGATTATGAACCTGGTAAGTTTGTATATTTTCCATCAGGATGCACAATTAATCCACTTCTTCTATCATATTTAAATTTGTATAGAGATGGGTTGAAAAATACAAATTCTGAAGAAAAAGGAATGTTTGAAGATAACGGACGTGTAAAATCTATTCGATTAAAAGGTACTGTTTCTGAAGGTTTTCTACTTCCATTAACATCGTTGCTAAATTGGATTGAATCTGAAGTTTCTTTAACGATCGATCCCAATGATATTGCATCTAATACAGAATTTGATACTTTTGAACATAATAATAAATCATTTTGAATTAACAAAAAGTATATTGTTCAAAGAAACGTAAGTTCTGGAACCAATCAAAGAAATCGTCAAAAGAAACTTAAGTATTTTGATAAAGTAATTGACACCCAATTCAGATTTCACTACGATACTACTTTAATTAGAAAAGATCCGAATGCAATTCAACCTGATGACGTAATCTCAATTACTAGTAAATGGCACGGAACAAGTACAATACATGCATATGTATTATGTAAACGTCCAAAAACATTTATTGAAAAACTGTTTGGATGGTTAATTCCTGTAAATGACACCCAATACGATTACATATATTCTTCTAGAAGTGTAATAAAGAATCAATATTACAACAAAACTAAATCTTCTGGATTTTATGGATGTGATGTATGGGGTGAGGCAGATAAAGTACTCAAACCCTATCTTCAAAAAGGAATGACTATTTATGCTGAAATTGTAGGATTTACTCCGAACGGAAGTTATATTCAAAAAGGCTATGATTATGGATGTGTTCCTCCAAAAGAAGGAGAAACTTATGAATATGACAAACACTTTAAAATTAGAGTGTATCGTATTACTCTAACAAATGTTGATGGAATTGTACATGAGTTTTCTGCAAGAGAAGTTCAACAATGGTGTAATAATAGAGGTCTAGTTCCAGTAGAAGAATTTTATTATGGTCCAGCTAGAGATTTATACGATGATATCCTTGATGATGAAAACTGGAATAAAAACTTCATAGAACGACTTGCGAACGACACGTATTTTTATATGGAGAAAAACTCTCCGGACTTTACAAATAGTGTGCCACATGAAGGAATTGTGATTAAAAAAGAAGATATGCATTCCGCTGCTTGAAAACTTAAAGCTTTTAAGTTTATTGATAAAGAAGGAAAAGCATTAGATGCCGGTGAATCAAATATTGAGGATGAAAACTAATAAATTTTATAAATGATTAATAGAATCCCCTATGGTATACTATTTATATAATAGGGGTTCTATTATATACGGATTAAATACAAAAGAATCTGATATAGATTTTTTAGTCGTTGTAGATCCAGAATTTACTCTACCAGAAGAATTTAACGAATATAAAACAAAAGGATATGATCATAGAGACATTCCGTATAATGTTTTTATAGATAATTGCGATTTTATATTCTTTACAACAAACGAATGATTTCCAAAAGTAACACATGGAGATATTGTTGCATGAGAATGCGCATGTTTACCAAAGAAATTTATACACAAAGAACATGTAAAGCTCATAATGACAACAAATCCATTACAACTTCGTAAAGATGCTAATGATTATCTTGATTTATGCTATATAGTAGCCGCAAATCATTTTCAAAATAAAGAATTTGATGAATGGAAAAAACAATTATGAGATATAATTAAATATACAAAACTTACAAATCAAATAATTGAAAATCATAAAATTATTGATTTTAGAGAAGCAAATTCTGAATACAAACAACTTGTTGAAAATGACTGTGAAGATGAGGCAATCATACTGAAATTGTGATTAGATTTAATAAAAGAACCGATAGGACTTTTACATAAATCTACTGATGGAATGTTAAAAAAAGAACGTGAAAAGAAAATACTTCAAAGTCAATAATCCAATGCAGGAAGGACTATTTTAAACAATTTTATAAATAAATATAAATCACCATTGTTAGAAAGAAAATGAAATCAATTAAAAATATAAATAAGGCCCCTGGTAAAATTATTGTACTTCAGGGGCCTCCGTAACCAGCATCAGGAAAATCAACCTGGGCTCGTGAAACAGCAAAAGTTGGAACGCCTTACGTGATTGTATCCAGAGATGCAATTAGAGAATCTCGCGGAGAATATTGGATACCAAATCAAGAAGATTATATATCTGATATAGAAGAATTTGCAATTCGTTCGGCTATAAAAAGGAATCTAATACCAATTATAGATGCTACAAATCTTAATCCAAAAACTATTCAAAAATGGGAAGCTCTAGCAAAAGAACTGGACTGTGACATTGAGTTTAAAAAGTTCTACATTCCATATAAAGAAGCTTTGGAACGAGATTCAAATAGAAACAGGCCTGTAGGTAAAAAAGTAATGGAGCGTTTTTATAAAACTTATTTTTATGAACAATTCATAAGTGAGGTTGGATATGATTCTAGATTAATTAAAATAAACAACGGATTTCCAAATTGTGTTGTCTTTGATTTAGATGGAACTGTTGCACTTCATAGAGGTAGATTGCCATTTGATTGGGACAAAATACCTACAGATGCATTTGATAGTCGAATGTACGATATGATACAACAGTTTAATCTACAAGCAATTAAAATCATTTTCTTAACTGGACGTCCAGAAACAGCAAGATCTCTCACAGACGAATGGCTTAAAAAGAATATTCCTGATATTAATTATACACTCTTAATGAGATCTGCATCTGATTTTAGATCTGGAGAAATTGTAAAGGCAGAAATTTGGGAAAAAGAGGTTAATCCAAAATATAACACATTATGTGTATTTGAAGATTCTAATAAATGTGTTGACATGTGGAGAGAATTAGGAGTTTTAACTTGTCAAGTAGCAAACGGAGATTATTAATATGCCAAAATATACGTTTCAAATTATACATAAAAACTCTAATTTTAGAGAAGATTTTATCTTCGATGAATGGATTAGTGCATCAACACAACATGACGCACAAAAGGATATTGAGAGAGTATATCCTTATATGGAAGGATATACTTGCACTTTAATTAACATAGACAATGAATAAACAATGAACGTGCGGATTTTATTTCACCTTTTGTTCTGGTGGAATGAGTTTTGCAACCGAACTCGAATATATTCATTTTGAGTTACCAGAAGAACAAAGTCACACAGAGGCTGAGTTTTACATATCTGGAATAATAAATGAATTATACAGATTTGAAGATATTCAACCTCAATTAACACTATATTGCTATGAACGTGGAATCAACAATTAATACAATTCTTGCGAGAAGGGGTTATATTCTAAAATACGAAGAGACTCCTGCAAGTTCTTCAGAAGATATGTACGAACTCAAGGTATGGGTGGAGGATAGGAATGGAACAAAATATGATTATCGTTCGATTTATGTAAGAGATGCTGCCAACCCAAAGAAAAAAGCATTTAATCTTTTAATTGATCAATTAGTTGGTAGTTATTACGAAAGTATTAAGAAAAATGAAAATTCACGAAGTATTACTGAACCTTGTCAAAACTAAATTAAATAATGGTTTAGAAGAATGTGATTTATCATGTATTCCTTATTCTATTATTAAAGCAGGATTAGAACAACTTGGATACACTTTGTCTGAAAGTGAAGAGTACGAGGATGATATAATGTATACTAATGGATGGGAATATGATTATTACATGTGTATATGAAAAGATGGGAAATATACCGGATATCATTTAACCGGTAGTCTCTATTACGGTGATAATGAAATTAAAAAATGAGATTAATAGAATCATCCTATAAAATTCTTCCACAGGAACCAGGTATCGATGGAATTTATAAAATGTGTGAAATAGCAGGTAGAACTGCTTACAAAAGTGAGGATAGAATAACCGAAGGATCTGCAAAGAAATTTGTTGAGGCGTTAATGAAATTGAAACATGGAGCCGTATTAGAACATGGTACTATTTACTTAAAATTTCCCCTTTCGTACCACGAAGAACCAGTATATTTTAACGAAATAAAATTACTAGATTATTCTCGAAGAAAATATATGGATAACCCATATACTTGTTTTAATATTAAAGATAATTACATGTATGTAACAACTAATCTTCGTGTTCTTATGGAAAATGATTGGATGAATGATTTACAATATCTTTGTGAACCAACAGAACATCATGAACGAAGAGTTACTGTTAAATTTATTTGTAGTAGATCTATTGCTCAGGAAATCACAAGACATAGAGTATTTAGTTTCTTAATGGAATCACAACGATATGTAGCATATAATCGTGAGAAATTTGGAGGTGAAATTACTTACATTATTCCAGATTGAGTAAAACTTAGAATGAATGATTTATCCAAAACAGATTTTGAAAAATGTACGGATATATCTGTTATCCGATGATTAAAAACACTTCAAAATCTTGAAACTGATTATATGAACTTAATTGGTGATGGACTAAAAGCCGAAGAAGCACGAAGTGTTCTTCCTAATGATTGTAAAACTGAACTTGTAATGACGGGTTTTATTAGTGATTGAAAACATTTCTTTGATCTCCGAGCACTTGATAAAACAGGTAAAGCACATCCTGATGTTAAAGCATTAGCCTGCCCATTACGAGCTGAATTTATATTAAAAGATTATGTTAACGATTAAAATTTACTAATGTGTTGTTTATTAGATATAATATTATTATATTTGTAAAAAATATAGTATGGAAAATAAACAATACATTAGAATTTGTAAACGCTGTAATACTCAAATACAATATAAAAGTTATTCAGCATGATATTTAGCAAACAAAAACGAATCTTTATGTAGATCGTGTTCTGCAAAATCAAAAATAAATAGAGTAGGAGATTTGAGTGTTTTATTAGAAGATTCATTAGAAACTTATTATTGAATAGGATTTTTATTAGCAGATGGATCCTTTACCAATAATAGATTGGAATTGACTTTATCAAATAACGATGCAAATCATTTATATAAATTTGCAAAATATATAAAATATACAGGAAGTTATGGTAAATCAAAATGTAAAAAACAAGTTTACTGTAAAAACCTTGATATAGTTTCTAAAATATGTGATAAATTTGATATTCAAAATAACAAAACATACAATCCTCCTAAATCAATTCTTAAATTTTCAGAAGAACAAAACGTAGCATTATTGTGTGGATTTATTGATGGAGACGGGTATATTCAAAAACACCCAAAATGCAATTCATTTAGATTAACAATAAAATTACATAGTTCCTGAATACACATTTTACATGAATTTGACAAGTTAATTAGTGGTACATCTGAGCATTGTAAAATAAATAATAATGGATATGCTATATTAACAATTGCAGATAGTGAAATTTTAAAAAAATTTAAATCAAAAGTTATTGATTTAAAATTACCTCTAATGTCGCGAAAATGAAATATAATTGATTTAACTTATATCAGTAAATATGTTATAGCAAAAAAATTGAAAAATCAAGTAATTGAATTATATAAATCAGGTATATCTCGGAAAGAAATTTGTCAAAGGTGCAAAACATCTGCTTCAAATATTACAAAAATTTTAAAAAAGATAAAATGTTAACACTTAAAATTGATGATATGGGGTCGGGAGTATTTTTTACTTCCGACCTCCATTAGCATTTCCGACATGGAAATATAATTAAGTACTGTAAACGCCCCTTTGAAATAGTACAAGAACAAACTGAAAAATTAATTGAAAATTGGAACAAGACCGTTCCAGATACAGCAACTGTATTTATTTTAGGTGATTTTGCTTTTGCAACTAAAAATCAATGGAGAGGATTTCTAAATAGAATGACTGGTAAAAAATATCTGATTCTTGGAAATCACGATCGACAAGAAGACATTCCAACAGAAATGTTTGAAGATGTAATTGATTTAGCAAAAGTATCAATAAAGATTAAAGATCATGAATGGAAAACATTTATTTTATCGCATAGGCCAATTTTGTGTTGGGAGGGAAGCAATGATGGAACCATTATGCTCCATGGTCACGTTCATACTTGCACAAATCCTGAAGTAGGAGAAACAATAGATTCAGAATTGGTAAAACTTATGCCAAAAAATTCATGGGATGTGGGAGTAGATAATAACAACTACACTCCAATATCTGTACACGAAGTACTAGAAAAAATAAATAATAAAAATGGAATTAAGTAAAGCATGTAAACAATTAATTATCACAGATCCTTTTTATGGACTATTTCTTTTATCATTAAGTAAATGTTATTCGGATAATGTTCCAACAGCAGGTGTTTGCAGAAATGGAATTGATTGTCAACTTGAAGTAAATAAAGACTTTTGATATTCTTTAACGGATGAACAACAATTAGCAATTCTAAAACACGAGCTTAAGCATGGGCTCCTTATGTAGAAATACATATGTAAAATGGCGTAAATTGCGCGAACCTCCTAAAGTTTTATGTACCAAGAAATAAAAGTGATTTTATTTTGGCCTTGTTAACAACAAAGGGTATGGTAAAAATCATAAAAATATATGGAAAACGTGCAGCGAAATTTGTATGTTTTAAAAATATGCAGTATATTTGCATATAAATTTAAAACTTACGTGTTATGAAAAAATATACTAAAAATGATGAATTTTTTAAAATAATAGATACAGAAGAAAAAGCTTATTGGTTAGGTGCTATGTATGCAGACGGATGTGTTAGAAATGACAAAAATATCTTTTTTACATCAAAAGATAAGGATTGAGTAGATTCGTTTTTAAATGCAATTTCTTATACAGGAGTTGCATTAAAGGAAATCCACTCTGTATACAAAACAGATTGTTGAAAAGCAAATATAACATCAAAACAAATGTTTGATGACTTGTGTTATCACGGGTGTGTACCTAACAAATCACTAATATTAAAATTTCCAACAATAAATGAAGAATTAATTCCACACTTTATTAGAGGTTATTTTGATGGAGATGGAACTGTAGGAGAATATCAAAATGTTAAAAACAGTAATTCTAAAACATTAAGAAGCGGTATGTGTAGTGGCTCCAAAGAGTTTTTAGAAGAACTAGTAACACATCTTCCTATTAAAAACAAGAAACTGTATAAATCTACGTCAGTGTGAACAATAAATTTATCTGTTAAAGACAGTATTTCTTTTGCAAAGTACATCTACAATAATGCAACTGTATATTTATCTAGAAAAAAAATAATATTTGATAACGCAATACAAAGACGTTCAGAGACTATAATCGCCGGTCCTAAATCCAGAACAAAAGAATATGCAAAACAATATTATCATAAAAATAAAGAACATATTCGTGAATTACAATTACAATATCGAGAGAAAAAACTTGCATATATGCGAGAATACAACAAGCGTCCCGAAGTAATTGCAAGAAGGAAAGGATCAAGGAATAGTCCGATCTCACATGAAAGTGTGAGTTAACATAAATACATGCACATTTGTTTCAAGCATTTAACTATGCGTGAAAGTTTTTCTGATTTCGATTTATTTAATTACGCAGCGGATGCAGAAGTAAATTCTTATATAGACAACCTACCAGACGGTTGTGTCGATGCTGCTGATTTCGGATTAGATTACAAAATGGGAACTAAGTATTACTATGACAATCTCCCAAAAAACCCAAACTTTCAAAGTGAGTGTCCACAAATGGGAAATCCTGATAATGGAACTGGTGATCATTCGTCGTGAAAAGGATTTGATAATTTATCTGATGCAGAAAAGCAATTAATAGAACAGCAAATTGATCATATTGCTAAACATACTGCAGAGCAAGTTCAAAAACTCCAAGGCACTATCCCAGGAGAACTTGCAAGTTATATTGGAAAGTTATTTAAACAGAAAAAACCTGTATTTAATTGGAGACAATATTTTCGAAGATGTATTGGTACAATTAATGACATTACATTAAAGAAAACCCGTAAAAAAGAATCTCTTAGATTTCCAGATTCATCTGGAATTCGACATAAAAAGAAAACAAAGATATTAGTAGCAATAGATACTTCTGGTTCAGTAAGTAACAAGGAGTTATGTGATTTCTTTAGTGAAATTAATCACATATATAAAGCTGGTGCTATTATTGATATAATTGAATGTGATACAAGAATTACAGCTCAATATCAATATTCTGGTAAGTTTGATGGAAAAATTCATGGTAGAGGTGGAACTGATTTTAATCCTCCAATTGAATATTATAATCAAAATAGAAAAGAATATACTTCATTTGTATATTTTACAGACGGATATGCATCAATAGGAATAAGACCATTAAAAGATATGATTTGGATAATTACTTCCGATGGCAATAAACAAAATTATCCAGGAAAAACAATTTATATACCAAAAGAAAATGAGTAATGAAATGAATACAATAACTCTTGAGGAGTTTTCACATATTTTTAAATATTTAATAGAGAATAATAAAAGACTTACAGCAGATAAGAAATATCCAATTACAGTAGGTATTGAAGGTGAAGCGGGTACAGGAAAAACTTCGATTATCGAACAGCTTGCTGAAGAAATGGGAATGACATTTGTTAAAATTAATTTATCAGAACTCGAAGAAGTGAGTGATTAACAGCAATAAATTTTTGGAATTATAAATAAAATTTTCTATATTTGTAGATTTTGATGATTTAAATTCAAAAAATATGGAAAAAGAAAATTTACGATTTTATACATTAAGTTCTAAAGAACTTAATAATAAGTCCGGCATCTATAAACTTAGTGCTGGAGGGCACATCTATATAGGTAGTAGTAAAAACCTATATGCCAGATTGGCAGAACACAGAACAGATTTAAAAGAAAACAGACATTCTAATAATTTTTTACAAAACGTTTATAACAAACACGGTATAAAAAATATACAAATAGATATTGTAGAATTCTGTGATCCCGATGACAGAATCAATAGAGAAAGTTTTTGAATAAAAGAATTAAACGCAGATATGAATTTACAAGATCCTGTTTCGCATGAATTGTCGGAATCTAGTAAACAAAAACTAAGTAAATCTATTAAAAAAGGTTTGTCTGAAGGAAAATATAAAACCAAATATGATTACTGTGATATTGAAGCATACGATCATTTTGGAAATTACATAAAAACGTTTAAATCTCGTGATGAGTTATCAAAAGAATACGGTTTTACCAATAAAGAAATACAAGAATTAGCAAGTGGTTATAAAAAAGGAAGTTCTAAAAACGGAATACGATTACGTTATTCTATTAGTGATGTTCCTGTTCAAAATTTTGAAATAAACCCTAATTTTATTGGAAATCATTACGTATTCTTTTATATTAACGAATCTGGTGAAGAAGAATTTGCTTTTTCTTCTGTTAAAAACTGTTGAAAGTTTTTTGGAGAACATGCAAATTTAAAAGAAATAAAAATAATTCCAAAATTAAGATGTTTAACAACCCAGGATTATCCTGGTAAACGTGGAAAAACTAATTCCGTGAATCTGGAGACCCCCTCAAATGAGGACAATCCTAATCCAAGTGCTCTAGAAATAGAGTAAAGGATCAGAGACTAGTACATACCTTCTTACCAAGTGGTGTTGAAGAAGATGAAGTACCACGAGTGCGGAACACAAACTTATATTTACCAAAATTTAGTGGTTTGTGAAGAGATAGTCCGAACTATACAGTAATGTATAGAAGTAAAAGATAAAGAGCTTTTACGATAACATAATGCTAACAGGTTTCCCACTTAAAGAGTATTTGATGAAAATTAAAAATGAGGATGGAAATTTTAAGGAAAAATGGATTCCATCTGAGATGCTTAGTGTGTATACACAGCTCCCATGTGGCGATTATGAATTCTTAGATCAATCTAGAATGTCATATGCTACACCAGCATGGTTGCCAAGAGAAACAAATCCTAACGGAACAATTCTTCTTATTGATGACTATACTAGAGCAAATAGTTTGTTTATGCAGGCAACAATGGAGTTGATTAATACAGGGCGTTATATTTCATGGAGTCTTCCAGAGAACACAAACATCGTACTTTCATCAAATCCAGATAATGGATCTTATTCGGTAACATCTCTTGATTCTGCACAGAAGTCCCGATTTATCAACTTTACTGTAAAATTTGATATCGAACCTTGGGCAAAATGGGCAGAAGAATCAAATCTTGATAACAGAGCTATTAATTTCTGTCTTTCATATTTCTCTGAAATTTTTACAGAAGCAAACGGACTTAAAGGAATTAACCCAAGAAGTTATGTAACTTTCTGTAATGCAATTTCGGGAATTGAAAATTGGGATAAACCAGAAAATCTAGCAATGATTCTTAATATTAGTAAAGGATGTTTCCATGATGAAGAAAATGTTATCGGATCATTATTCACTGTGTTCGTTAAGAATAAGCTTGATAAACTCATTGCTCCTAAAGATATGCTTCTTGGAGATTGGAGTACAATTAAAACAAAAATAAAGCAATGTGTATACGATGAATATAACAACTATCATCCAGAAATTGCATCTGTACTTGCAACAAGATTACTTAATTATGCAATGCTTTATTTTAACACAAAAGGTTCCGAAACAAAGAAAGTTCAGGAAAGACTTATTGAAATTATTGATAACGATACAATGTTATTTTCAGAAGATTTAATTTTCAATATAGTAAAAACATTAGCTGTAAAAAATTCTGCAAAGATGAATAAACTTATGATTCATCCAAAAATCAGATCTAAAATGTTCTAATTATGCAAATAGTAGGTATAACAAAACCAATAAAAACAGTTCGAGTGTCATATCGTGATATGAACTCATGGCATCGAATTTCTTCAGATTATATAATTCAGGAATGTGATGGTTTATACGGTATTAACAAAAACGATATTGTCGAATTAACTACAACTCCTAGAAAATTTAAACCAGAACAATTTGGGGTTCTTACAGATTCTGCTACATTATATTTTGATAAAAGTGCAACGTTCCCTCGATATAAACTTGAGGGAACCGAGTACAAAAGATGTATTAAAGTAGATAAAGCTGATTTTATAGTTGTGGATAAGACAATCAAACCGACCACAAGTTATAGAAACTTCTATGTATTTGAAGATTCGAATTATGTATACATATCCGATACATACCAATCGTCATATCTAAATCAGGCTTTCAAAAACTCAGGATTATCTGTAACATCGATCTACTCAGGTTATGTTCAAATTTATGGTCAAAGAGAACAAATTCTTTTAACAAATCCTCCAAAACCACTAATTTCCGATGAGGATTTGAATAAGAAAATTGACACTACAATTAGTCCAGAAATGACACTTGATGATGCTAAACAGATTATTATTATGCTTAATTCAGCAGACATGTCTGTAGTAGATTTGGGACTTAAATTGTTGGCTGGATTCAGTGTTAGTGCTACACCATTTAGTATTAAAACCATTTTATTAACCAATAAAAAATGGGTAGGAACCAATGCAAGAAACAGTGTTGGTGTTAAGTCACTATTGAATTCTCTTGGAGTCGATCGTTATCAAGCAGAATCTAGATTCCCATGGAATATTGGATATCTAAATGATGGCAAAACATATTCGGAAAAAGATTTGAAAATAGGAAGAAGTCTTTTAAGGCTTTCAATTGAAAATTATATCAATAATGCTCTTTCTAGAGAAATTGAAATCTTTGAAGGACCAAATGTTGGATTTAAAGTAAATATAAACGTTGAAGAAAAGTAATATAATAGCAATGTCTGGATTGAAGAATGTTGGAAAAGATACCTCTGCAAATATGTTGAGGTATCTTCTAAACACACCTTCTTTCTTACACTTCTACTGGATATACAAACATTTTAATTTTTTAGGAAATTTCGGAAAATGGAAAGTTACTTCTTTTGCTAGACCTCTTAAAGAAGTACTTGCCATCATATTAGGTGTTCCTGTAGAAAAATTTGAAGATAGAGATTTTAAAGAAAATTACTGTGTTGATTTTAATACAAGTAAAATATATAAATGTACGGATTCGAATGTTAGATTACTATCAGATAAAAACTTATCAAAATTAATTGAATCGGATAGTTATCACATTATCAAAACATATACCCTTACAATTAGACAGTGTTTACAATATGTCGGAACTCAAATTTGTCGAGAATTTATTTCAGATAAAATATGGATTAATGCTTCTCTTAAAGGCAATAAATTAATATTCTCAGATTTAAGATTTAAAAAGGAGTTTGAAGAATTAGATTATCACAAGTCATTCAGAGTATTGATCGAACGTCCAGGTTGTACTCCAGGTAATCATGCTTCTGAGAAACAAATTATGGAACTCAAAGCAGAACGAAATTTTGAAGGATATATTAACAATAATGGAACCTTAAAAGATTTATTTTATAAACTTAAAAATTTGATATAAATAAGCCCACTACCGCGTAATGCAGTAGTGGGCTATTTTTTTTATTCTTTATTTGCAGCTTCTCATGTTTTAACCATTCCTGACAAATCAGATACAGCTCCAACATTTCTAGTTAACGCGTATGCGAGAGATTGATCTCCTATTGCTACACTTCAACAAGAGCTTGCAAATTGTTTTAAATTAGTTAAAAATGGTGGATTCACATCAGATGCCATACTACTTATCACAGAAG